CGGTCGAAAGCAAAGCACGGTTTGGGAGATCAACAACCCGCTCAATTCTGGCGAAGAGGCGACCATCCACGGGACGCAAAAGCCTATCGAGTGCATGGCCCGCCCCATGCGTAACCACGGCGAGCAGGGCAACATCACATACGACCCATTCGTCGGCTCGGGCACTTCTATTATAGCGGCAGAGCAAGAGAAACGGCGCTGCTTGGCGATGGAGATCGATCCTGTTTATTGCGACGTGGCGATACAGCGGTGGGAGGACTTCACCGGCAAGGTTGCCAGCAAGGTGGAGGCTGCTCCACTCAAAGAGGTGGCGTGATGGCCAGGCCACCCAAAGATCTGGACCTCGACATGCTGGAGCGCCTCGCTGCGGTCAGCCTGTCCCAGGACGAGATCGGTGCGATCATGGGCATGACCTCGCGCACCATTAGACGAAAACTATCCAGCTCAAAGATGGCGCGGGACGCTTACGACAGGGGCTACGAGCGCTGTAAGGCGTCCCTCAAGCGCAAGCAGTTCGAGATGGCGATGGACGGCCAGCCGACCATGCTGGTCTGGTTGGGCAAGCAGCACTTGGGCCAGCGGGACGAGAGTCGAGTGCAGGCCCAGGTGGACGCCAACGTTACCACAAAGACCGTTGACGTGCCGCCAGCCTCTGAGTCGTACGAGGACTGGCTGAAGCAGCGCGTCGGCCACATCTACGGCGACATGGCCGCTGTTGGGGCCAATGGCAGCAATGGACAATGACCGCACTTGTTGGCAGGCGCAGCCAGGGCCGCAATCAGATGCGTGTGCTACCAGAGGGTTCTGCGACGAGGTGTTCTACGGCGGCGCAGTGTTTGGCGGCAAGACGCAGTTCCTGCTGGGAGACTTCGCCGCAGACGTGGACCAGGGCTCGGATTGGGTAGGGATACTCTTTCGACAATCCTTCCCCGAGCTGGAGGAGATCATCGAGTGTGCGCTGTCGATTTACCCGCAGATGGGGGCAGAGTATCAGGTCGGCACGAAGACCTGGAGGTGGCCGTCGGGCGCAGTGCTGCGGCTCAGATCGCTCGACAGCCTGGAGGACTTCACGAAGTACATGGGGTTTTCCTACAGCTGGATAGGATGGGACGAGTTGCCGTTGCATGAGACCATGAAACCATATCACCGCATGAAGTCGCGGCTCAGAGGCCCTGCCAAGCGCAAGCGCATCCGGTCATCTGGCAATCCAGGCGGTCGCTGCCACGGGGAGATCAAGGAGTACTTCGCCATCGACCGCTACCCCAACGGCTACCAGCTCATCAATGACGCGACCACGGACACGTCGCGCATGTTCATTCCAAGCCGAGTCGAGGACAACCGCATCGGCCTCAATGCCGATCCCGGCTACATCGACAGACTCAAGGGGGTTGGCGATCCAGAGTTGATAAGGGGCTGGCTCGAGGGCGATTGGGACGCCATCGTCGGGGCGTATTTCTCGATGTTCAGCAGGCGCGAGTGTGAGGTTGATCCGTTCGAGATACCTGAGGGCTGGGCGCACTTCACCTGCATCGATTACGGCGAGGCGATGGCCACCTGGTGCGGCCTGTTGGCGGTGGACAGCGACTGGAACGTCTGGGTGGTAGATGAGTACTACCGCGAGAATGCGGGCGGTGCCGATCACGCTCGTGGCGTCAGGGACATGCTGGACAACTATTTCCGGCTGCGTAAAGACCGTGTGCGGATCAATCTGGCCCCACACGACATGTGGACGAAGCGCAAGCCTGGAGAGGCATCACAGGCTATGGCTCCAGCCGACAGCTTCGGCAAGGTCGGGGTGCACCTGACCCGCGCCAATATGGAGCGCGTCAACGGCGCCAGGAACGTCAAGGATCTGCTGTACGCCAAGCGCCTCAAGTTTTTCAGGGGCAAAACAGAGCACGTCCTCGAGTCGCTGGGCTCAGTGCTACGAGATCCGCACAACCCCGAGGACGTACTCAAGGGCGGCAACGATCACCCCTATGATGGCCTGCGCTACGGCATCAATCATGTGTATCGTCCGCAGCCGCCGAAACAGCCGAAGGCGACAGGCCCGAACGTCGGTGCGGAAATCCTCGACATGCTGGAAAAAATGGATGCACCAGTGGGGCGCTACTCGTGAACAAAAAACAGATTGAGTGGTTCCAGACCGAGGCCAAGATGCTGGACACGCTGTACGCCGAGAGGATGAAGCGGTGGAAGCGGCTGGCGAAGGCGTACGACCTGGAGTTTCAGTCTAAGATTCGGGACTTGAAGTCATCGGAATACGTGAAGATCTCCGAATTCTATCCACTGGTGCGCCAGGTAGTGGCCACGGTGGCGATGAATTACCCGACCATGTTCTTCGAGGTCATGGACGACGAGTCGCAAGACGGCGACATCGAGCCCATCCTGGAGCGGGCTGCTGCGGCTTTGCTGGAGATCACCGACACCAAGTCGCACGTGCATCAGGCCGTGACCGACGCCTTGTTCTGCGGCATTGGCTGGATTCGCACCGATTACAACCCCCCCGGCCAGGATCTGACATCTCCGTATCTGCCGAACTCTGAGCAAGAGGAAGACCTGCCGTCGTTCTCACGTGTGGCTCCAGGCATGGTGCACGTTGATCCCACGACGCAGCCGAACAACCTGGGAACGGCCCGCTACATCCGCGAGAAGCTGTGGATTCCGCTCAAGTCGTTGATGGACGACAAGTCAATCAAGAATACGAAGGAACTGAAGGCGTCACCGGTAGACCGGGGCACCGAGGTGGGCTTCGGGGAGTTGATGTTCAATCGGGACGACGATGACGAGGCCGCTGCGGTGCGGTCTGCGATCGAGAACGGCGAGTTCGTGCTGGTGGACCGCTGGCACATGCACTGGCCCATCGGCAGCAAGCGCTGCGTCATGTTTGCCCCCGGCGTGGACGAGCCGCTCAAGGACGTTGTGCATCCCTTCTCGAGGCGCGTATTCCAGCAGCGTACAGACATCCTTGGCAGGCCCTTGTTCGATGACCCCGAGACTCAGACTGACCCCATCCTGGACGTTGAGACCACGCACAAGGACGGCGAGCTGGGCGAACCTGGCGTTGGCTGGCTGGTGGAGCATGGGTTTCCGTTCACGCCGGTCAAATTCGACGTGCATCCCACGAGTTTCTATCCGACCCCGCACTTGGCCTATATGGAGGACATCCAGAACGGCCTCGTGGAATCCTTCAGTCGGGAGGCCAGCTTTCAGAAGCGGTTTGCACGGCAGGGTGTAGTCGAGCAGGCCGAAATCGACGCCAACCCGAAGGGCGAGGAGATCGTGACGGCCCTGAAAAACGGTGAGGACGGCGAGTGGCACGTGGTCGCAGACAAGAACCATTTTATGCCGCTCGATTACGGCAACGGAGGCGGCGCTCAGTGGGCGTTTGCGGACCGCCTGCGCTTTTCCGGTGACAGGATCAGCCAGGTAGCCGACCTAAAGCAGTCTGGCTCGTCAGCGGCTCAGACGGCGACGGAGGCGGCGCTCATAGGCGCGTCTGTCAGCATCAACAGGCAGTGGATGGAGGCTGCGGTCAGCAACGCTTACGTGGGACTCGTCCGCAACGCCAACACCATCATGGGCGACCCGCGCTTCACACCGGAACGGTTCATCGTCAACGTCGCGCCTGATGGGCAACAGAAGGTCTCGCGCATCCTCACCAACGCCGATTTCCTGTGGAGTTACCGGATACGAGTGCAAACGGGCAGCCTGCAGCCGCTGTTCGAGGAAATGCAGAAAACCAAGGCACTCGAGTTCTTTGATCGTGCAATTCAGATGCCTCACCTATTCGACCAGCGAGAGCTGGCCAAGTTCATGGCATCCGCGTTCGCTGACATCGATCCCGAGAAGCTGATGGTGGACGATGTAAACCAGGAAGCGGCCCAGGCGGCTCGTAATGAAAACCGCATCATAATCACGACGCAACAAGATCCTGGCGTGGTCGAGGGACAGGACCACCAGGGGCACCTGCAGGTGCATCCCGAGTATCAAAACGATCCCATCTACCTCGACTTGGCCAATCGGGCTCAGCAGCAGCTGGCCAACGGTCAAATGGCTGACCCAGGCGCAGCGCAACAGGTACAGATGATCGATTACCTGATGCAGCAGCACATGCAAGCGCACCTGCAGGCCCAGGATCAGGAACTGGCCAAATCAACGTCCCCGCCGCAAGCATCACCCACAGGCCCCGACTCGGTCATTGGAGCAGTGCAGTCTGGGGCTGCAGTGGTCGCGGATCAGGTGGCCGAAGAAACGGCGTCGGTGGGCTGAGATGGAGCAGCTGGCTGAAAAGGGATGGCATATAAAGGTAATGACGGACCACAGCGGCCCCGAGATGGTGTGGCGGGCGTGGGTCTCGTGGCGTAGGGGCGCACAGCCGCACAAAGAAGAAAGCACAAAGCAGTCTGACCTGGCCGCAATCGAGTCGTGGGTACAGTCAACCGTGGCGGGCTGGGTGTTTGAATAGGGAATAGGGAATAGGCAATGGCTAAAGCAAAAGCGGCAAAGAAGGCTCCCAAAAAGCCCAAAGCTCCAAAGGCTAAGGCTGCTACACCTAAGAAAAAGGCCGGCGTGATCCGGC